ACATCGAGCAGGCCGCTGTAGATCTCCGTGGTGTAGTCCAGCGTCTCGTCGTCCACCGTCCCCGCCCGCACGGCCAGGCTCGGAATCTTGCGCGCCGTGGTGATAGGTGATACCATGTTTTCAGCGACCAGCGTCTCGAGCAGTGTATGTGTGGCCATGCTGTAGGTGTCGCTGGCCAATATAAGCCGAGTGCCGAGCCAGTGCGTAACGAACTTGCCCTGCACCTCGATCGTGTCCATGCCGCTGTTGTCCTTGCTGATGCGGATGTACTGGATCTGCCCGGCCTCGTCGTCACCCTTGCGCATGATCAATCGCCCCAGGCGGAGGAGCGAGGAATTACGGCTGTTGAGCGGCGCGGGAAGGCTGACCTCCCCGCACCGCCAATACCGCCGCGTCCACATCAGCGAGTTGATTTCGTCGACCACGCCCAGCAGCTCCATGCCGGTGCTGTATACGTATATGTCCATGCCTACACCCCCAGATACCTGTCATGGTGCCAGAGTGTCACTTCGAGGTTAGACAGTCCAGTGTCCGCGTCGTACTTAATATCCGACAGGTCGGGCGCGAGCTGAATAAACGTGCTCGCCGTGTCCAGGTATCGCAGCGCGTCGGTCTGCGTGCCGTCCCGCGTCAGGGTGGCGTACTTGTTGGCATAGCCCGTGGATACGGTCAGGACGTCCCCCGCACGCATGGTGATCTTGAAGCGCAGGTACTCTCCCGTGCCCAAGTCGAGGATCTTGGGATTGCTCACGCCGCCGGTCGCGCGGAACTCCACGCGCAGGCCGGTCTCCACGTCGCCTGCGTTGTATACCTGCACGATCTGAGACGCGCTCCGGGAGCCGATCTCCCAGTCCGCATTGAGCTCGAGGCCGCTGTCCGCGGGAAACTCCATGCCCGCCTCCCATAGCGCAATGTCGTTGCGCGTCTCCGTGGGAGTGTGCCAGTAGGGGTCGAGGCAAGTGAAGGC